GCGGAACTCCAACCAATACTGTTCCATGTCTGGAAAACATGGTTCTAAGGGAGTCACTGCCCCCCTGAGTGCAAGATCAGGCAGTGGGAGCTTTTCCAGCTCAGGTGATAAGAAGTTGAAGCCCATGGAATTTAGGGCGAAGAAAACTTCTCAAGAGGAGAAGACGGGCACAGAAAAGCCCAAGACCAGCTCCCATAAGAGTACTGGCACCAAGCCCAAGAAGGGCACGAGAGGGACCCCTCCACCACCGCAATCTGAACGCGGAAACAGAAAGGGCACTCCCTCCTCCTCAAAGAGCTCCAACAGCCGGAGCTCGGATGGTTCACGACCATCCAAACGCGCTGGATGGGCGTCGGCCGAGCACATCCTCCGTTTTAGCGCGAGACTAACGGCCACTCCCCAGGGCAGAGCGCATACCCTGGAGGAATTGACCAAGATGTGGTCTAAACCATCTTGGCGCAACCCCATTGACATGATCCAAGAGGGGTTTGCATACTCTCCTAATGGGAGTATCTGGTATATGCGCCAGGGCCTGTCAGGTTTAGAGATCGGATACAGGCAAGTAGGCACTATGTTCGAAGAGGTGCATTTCGAACAGCACATGGATAACCAGCTTGAGTGTGCCTACTTACTGTCTGAGGGGACGCACGACCACCCAATGTGGAGTGCAGAGATCCGCCTGGCGGAAGAGAAGCTAGAACGACTCCTTGCTTCTCTGGACGATGGACACGGAGATCGGGGAACGATGCAGTGGCTGCTTGACCACGCCCCCCTTCACCTACAGGAGAGTGTCCTGAAGGCAGCTGACGCCTTCGACGCAACAGTCAGCCAACGAGCTGGAGAACTTTCAGGTCGGCCAGGTGTCAATAGGCACCTTGGTAGACAGGAGCTCTTCACTCTAGAACAAGCGCGCAAACAACTGACGCGCGGGTCGGACAAGGACTCCGAAGAAGACGAGGACCCCAGACCTACCTGTGATGAGGTCTGGCTCGAAGTAACCTCCCAGGTTACTAGAGAGGTAGTGGGTTTCTCGCGTGATGCCACTGCAGGCATGAGGGCGGCGAACTTAGCGCGGCAGATCTTAGCCAAGTTTGACCTCACCCCATATGAGCATAGGGAATTTAAGACAACCCAGCTCATTGAGCAGTGTGCTCACGATGCGATGCAAATGACCTCGTTTGATCGCAACCTGATCAGTCCCATCACTGAGAAGGATTTTTCGGAGAGGAGACGACTGTACCGCCTCCTAACGAAGAGGGCATTCCAAGTATGGCATGCACCTCATGTGGCAAAGATCGTTGCCACCCTTGTCTTTTCCATCCTGTGTGCCTCAATGGCAACATCCCCCGCTGCCACATGGATTATCCAAACCGGATGTACCTGGATTATCCGTGCAGTATCTTCATCAATCCCTGGCACAAACTGGGTATCGCCTGTCCTGACGAAATTAGTTACTATGGCGGTGAAGATTACTCTCCCATCTGGCCTAGAGACCGAAATGGCCATGCTCCTTGCACTATGCTGGAGTTTTTACATGGGATGGTTTGGGGGGAGAAAGGAGCGTAGCCTAGAGGAATAGGAATTCCGCCGCCCCGGGGTTTGCACCCCGCTGGGTCTAGGCGAAATAGCTCCAGGACACGAGATGGCCTGGGAACCTGATGTGTGCAAGCACTCAGCATTCACCAGACAGCTCCTCCGTCCGAGAGGCTATTCCGCTCCGGAAATAGTGACGCATCACAACTGTCACTACAATAAGTTGGTTGGCTTAAGTGCCCGCCATCTTTTAAACAACAATCCGGAGCCAGAATGGCTTCAACACACCGAACACGGCACAGTGTTTCTCAATCCAGATAGGTTGCAAGGCCTAACACAACATGAGTGGATGGATGAGTTGCTGTTGACTATGGACAAACTAGCAAATAGAGGCTACGTCGAATTTTCGGATTCAGTAGATTATATACGCAAGTTTGTGGGTCCGAAGTTCCGCCGGCTAGTGCAATGTTATGATAAAACGCATCGTAACAATCACATCAAAACCAAAATCACCAGTTTTGTTAAAGCCGACAAATACGAACCGGACATAGCCGCGACAAAACCGCCTCGGATGATTCAGTTCAGAGATCCAGGCACAAACGTCGAAGTCAACCGATTCATGGAACCCATCGAGGAGTTAGTGTTGAAAGGAAAAGGATTAGGCAAGAACGGCTTGCCCGATTGCTCGAAAGGGTTAAACCTGGACGCTAGGGCTAAGCTATGGGCTGAGAAACGCAGGGTGATGAAAAATCCTGTTTGCTTGAAGGCTGACTACAGCAAGTTCGATGCACATCTTCACACGCACATAATAAGTGCTACCCATCGCCTTTATGAGGCAATGATGGGAATCCCCCCTGGCTTCATGGACTTTCAACTCGTGAACAAGGCCGAGACGGGGAAAATCACTTATAAGGCGGTCGGGACCCGAATGTCGGGCGACCGGGACACCGGGGGTGGCAACTCTATTGTTAATATCGCGATTATCAGAACAATCGAAAGGGTATCAGGTATTGACATAGAGTTCCTTTGCGATGGAGATGACTCTTTGATTTGGGTCGAAAGAGACCAAGTCGATCAATTCATCGAGTGGTTGGGAATAATTCCCAAGTTTGCAGGAATGAAGTTGGAAGTTGAACGCGCAGAAACGTTGGAGGAAGAAGAGTTCTGCCACTCAAAATTGATCTTAAATGAACAAGGGGAGTGGAAATGTTTCATGGATCCATTGCGCACATTACATCGCGCATTTTGGGTTGTGAACAAGGACGGGAACAGACAATGCGGACAACTTTTCAAAGGGATTGTAGAG